AGAGAGGGGTCACAAGCCACTCCCTCCTGAAATATGGACCTATACCACCGAAAAGTTTAAGCTGGCTATTACTCGCACGTCTGCGGAGGCTATCAACGCCGCTAAACTCGCACGTTTGGAAGGATTCAGCTTTTACAGCATGGAAGAAGTGGCGCTAATACTGGAAAGTAAAACACTCGTAAATCAAACAAAGGCCGTTTTTCTTGGAGCGACAATAAAATCGGTGTCGAATAAAAGTTTGCCTGATGATGAGATACCGTTCTAATTCAAATTATGCTATCAAGCGCCAGTCGCTGGCGACTGCTGCTGTAAAACCAAACGGTTTCCCTCGTTTGCTTTTGAAGCGCGGAAGCCAGCGACACCAGTTCAGCTCTCTACCATACGTTTCTCTGCCGCAAACTTCTGGGCGTCATTCCAGGCATAGCCTCCAATGTTTTTGCTGAAAATTTTCTCTTTTAAATAACCGGCGTTGTTGATATCAGGATAAGAAACTAAAAACGCTACGCCATGATCTTGAATTTGAATCGCGCCGTGTTTGTTAAAAAATGTTTTACTGATTTTCATTTGCCTGATCCTTCGTATTTTTCAGCCCTTAACAAATTGTTGACGTAAAGCCTTTTGTGTCCGTTTTTGTGAATGTGAATTTCGCGTCTGCTGGCAACTGGGGCGCAACGCTTGTCCGGCGTGCCGTTTGCCTTGCAGTTGACAAACTCATTCCAAATCGCGGTCCAGCCGTTGCGGAGCGGTTCGCGGGTAGTCTGATAATATTTGCGAGTCATTCTTTTGTTCCCTAGTTGTTTGAAATTGAAAATTGAACGTCTAATGTCACTGAGTCATGGGGCCACAATTCCAGCATTGCTTCGCACAATTTGTCTATTGCGTCTTTTTCGCAATGTCCCCAACCTGTCATATTTAGCGTTGCTAATTCAGTTCGGTTTTTGCCCTCTTGTTTGGTGTACATGTGCAATTCTTCAAACGCCGTAATTTTCAAATTTTTCATTTTGTTAATCCTTCGAATTTAATGTCAAGTTGAGGATGCGACACCATCAAGTTATCGATGGTTTGCTGGCTGACAATCTCGACGTTAAGACCTGACAGCCATTTATTCACATGCTTTGAAGTTGTTGGGCTGTATTTTTCCTCAGATCGTATCCATTTGAAGCCGTCAACGAATGCCGCGACGGGTGTCTCGTATGAGATGAATATTATTGTGCCGTCATCTTTGTGGAGTTCGGTCTGATTTGGTGCAATTGGTTTGATGTTCATGGTTTTGTGTCCTTGTGTTGGGTGTGTTGGCTAGAGAGAAATCGACGGGGTTTGAATTTCGATTGCAAAACCCATTTTTTTGATGGTCGCCAATGTTTGGCGTGTCAGGGTTTTGGTTCCGGCTATATTGGCGAAGCCTTGGGCATTTTCACAAACCGGGTAGATTGCTTCATTGCCGAAATTGGTTTTTATGTTTACGGTGATTTTCATTTGGTGTGTTCCTGTGTTTGTGTGTTTTCAATATAGGTATAATACACGCTTTGTTACATAGATAAAGCATTAAATGCAATAAAATGAAAATAATTGCAAGCCATTGAAATACAAGGGTAATTATAAGGGAAATAATTAAATGGGCGACAAATTGACAGCTAAACAACTTAAATTTACGCGTGAATATGCCAAAGACGGCAACGGAACTCAGGCTGCAATTCGCGCCGGGTATTCCCCAAATTCTGCGCAAATGCAATCTTCGCGCCTGCTATCAAAAGATATGGTAGGTAAATCAGTCGCCAAATTCCAAGAAAAACACCGCGAAAAAACCGAGGTTACCATTGAATCACTCGCCGCCGAATTAGCGACTGACCGCGACCGTGCGCGACAACTCGACCAGACTGCGACGGCTGTCACAGCAACTGTTCAGATCGCCAAGTTATATGGCCTGGATATCAACCGAAACGTCAATGAAAACAACGGCTTGACCAAGATTGAGATTATCCGATATAGTGAAGATTAAATGGTAGTCGCCCGAATACCGAATAACTGGAAGCCTAGGGCCAGTCAACGTCCGTTGTGGGACTACTTGGAAGGCGGTGGCACTCGCGCAATGTGGATCGCCCACCGTCGCGCTGGCAAGGATGACGTTGCATTGCATAGAGCCGCCGTCGCTGCATTGGAACGCCCAGCGACGTACTGGCATTGCCTGCCCGAATACGAACAGGCGAGGAAAGCAATCTGGAATGCCGTAGACCCGCATACCGGAGAGCGTCGCATTGATCAGGCATTCCCGGAAATTATCCGCGCCGCTAAAGATGAACAGCAGATGATGATTAAGCTAGTGAATGGCTCGACGTGGCAGGTGATCGGATCGGATCGGTACAACGCCCTAGTCGGTGCCGGGGTGGCCGGGGTGACGTTCAGCGAGTGGGCACTATGCAACCCGGCAAGCTGGGGGTACATCAGCCCCATGTTGCGAGAGAATGACGGGTGGGCGGTATTCATCACGACGCCACGCGGTAAGAACCACGCGCATACGATGTACAACCAGTTCCGCGATGATCCTGAATGGTTCGCCAAGATATCCACCGTGTTAGACACTGGCGCATTCGACGCAGACGAACTGGTCAAGATACGCAAGGAATACGTTGCGCTGTATGGTGACGCATTCGGGAACGCTCAATTTGAGCAGGAATACATGTGCAGCTTCGAGGCCGCGATCCTCGGCAGCTACTACGGCAGCGAGTTAGCGGCAGCACGGGCGGATAGTCGCATATGCCGCATAGACTATGACGACACGCTACCCGTGACCACGGTATGGGATATCGGATATACCGATGACACCGCCATTCTATTTGTTCAAATACTAGCGGGCGAAGTGCGGATCATTGACAGCTATCACGCTAGCGGCAAAGACTTGGCGCACTATGCGAGCGTAATAAGCGGCAAGCCATATGACTATGCCCGGCACTGGCTACCCCATGACGCTCAGGCGAAGACGCTGGCGGCGGCGGGGCGGTCTGTATACGAGCAATTGACTAGGGACCACGGCCTTAAAAACGTGACGATATTGCAAAACCGGAACACTGAACAGCAGGGCATTATGGCGGTACGCCAGCTATTCCCGCGCCTGTGGATAGACGAGCGGCAGGACCATTTTATAAATGCTATAGGGCAATTTCAGCGGGCATGGAATGACAAGACGAAGACGTTCACGGATACCCCTGTACATGACTGGACTAATCACTTCGCTGATACGTTGCGTTATTTGGCGTGGGTGTGGAAAGAGCCGGTTAAGAAGAAGCCCCCCGTCCAGAACCCCACCATTACCATTGGCGGTCAGTCCACTATGACTATGGCTGATCTGATAAAGGCCGTAAGTAAGCGGCGGATTCCATATGATTAGGTCAGAAAGGTCAGAAACCCCATTGTGGCGAACCTATTGTCACTATTGTCACTATTGTCAGAGCAGATACAATGTAGGTTTCTGACCTTTCTGACTTACTTCTTGCAAAAAACCTTGATTTGGTCCAATAATTATGAATGCAGAATAAATCGATGCCGAATAAACCAAAAAAACCTAAAAAGCCAGCGACTAAGCCGACTGCAAACCGCAGCGGCATGACGGCGGCGCTTGGCGTCAAAAAGGGCGGATATGCAGGATAATCTTGACGCACAAGGCGGCACTTTAGTCACCCCTGAAGATGCTGGAAAGGGGCCGCCTGGTGTAGTTGCTCGCTGGATTTCTGAGCTTGATTTGAGTGATAAGGTTGAGGCCAAGTGGCGTGAGCGTGCCAAGGGTGTATTCACCCGGTATCGTGACGAGGAATCCGATAGCTCTAACAGTGGTGCGTCTTCTAACCGTTACAATATTTTGTATTCTAACATCCAGACGATTTGTCCTGCGTTGTTCAATCAGTCACCAAAGCCTGATGTGCGGCGTCGGTATCGGGATGCTGATCCTATCGGCAAGGAGATATCGGACGTTTTAGAGCGTGCTTTGTCTTATACGATGGACGAGTGCCAATTTGACCGGTATATGCGCCTAGCGATTAAAGACCAGCAGCTTTGTGGTCGTGGAGTAACGCGGGTTCGGTATGATCCTTACTTTGGTGAGGAGGACGACGAGAACGGCGACCCTTACGATGATTTGAAGGGTGAAGAGGTTAAATTTGAGCATGTCAACTGGGCTGACTTTCGTATTGGCCCCGGTCGTACATGGGAAGAGGTTGAGTGGGTAGCGTTCCGCCATTTGATGACCCGTGATGATTTGCGGGACAAGTTTGGTGATGACATTGGCGACGAAGTGACGTTGGATTATTCTCCTATTGGCATGGAGGACAAGGATGGGGACGCTGTAGCGGACACGTTCAAACGTGCGAATGTTTGGGAGATATGGTGTAATCGCCAAAAAGAGGTGATTTTCATCTCAAAGACGTTGAAAGAGCGGCCTTTGAAGACTGAGCCTGATCCGTTGGAGTTGTCTGGTTTCTTCCCAACACCCAGACCTTTATATGCGACTGAGAACACTGATAGCTTGGTGCCTGTTGAGCCATTCCGCTTTTACAAGGACCAGGCTGGCGAGCTTGATAATATAACCCGCCGTATTTCTGGGATTATTGCTGCGTGTAAGGTTCGTGGCATTTATGACTCTACCATCACTGAAATGGCTAATCTTATGGATGCTGGGGAGAATATGATGATCCCGGCGCAGGATGTTTTGCCGTTGATGCAGTCGGGTGGCCTTGAGCGGGCTGTATGGATGTGGCCTATTGAGAAGATTGCTGGAGTTTTAGGGGAATTATACAACCAACGCGAGCAAATCAAGAAGACTATCTATGAGATTACGGGTATTGCCGACATTATGCGTGGCTCCTCCTCGTCTTCTGAGACTTTGGGTGCTCAACAGCTAAAAGTGCAGTTTGGCACTATGCGCCTTGATGATATGGGCCGTGAGGTTCAGCGTTATGCTCGTGATTTGTTACGCCTCACTGCTGAGATAATTTCTGAGCAGTTCAGCCCTGATAGTATTGCGATGATGACTGATGTTAAGCTGCCCAGTCCTGAACAGAAGATGCAGGCACAGCAGCAGGCTCAGATGATGGGTCAGCAACAGCAGCCTGTCCCTAGAGAGTTGCAAGAGGTTCTTGAGAAGCCTACTTGGGATGAATGTTTGCAAGTCCTCCGGGATGACAAGCAGCGTTCTTATCGAGTTGATATTGAGACTGATTCTACTGTCGCTGGCGATCAGGCGATGGATCAGAAGGCTATGACCGATCTGTTGCAGGGGGTTTCTACGTTCATTGGCAATGCTGGCCCGGCTGTTGCGGCTGGTTATTTGCCGCTTGAGGCTGCTAAATCCATGTTAATGGCGGCAATTAGGCGGTTTAAAATGGGCCGTCAAGTTGAGGATGCGTTGGATTTAATTGGTGAAGACAAATCTGGTGCAGCGGGTGGCGGTGACGAGCAGGCTGCTCAACAGGCCCAGCAGGCCCAACAAGCTCAACAGCAGGAGCAACAGGCTGCGGCTCAAGCAGAGCAAGCCAAGATGCAGATGGACCAACAGGCGATCCAGATTAAATCGCAGGAGGTTCAGCAAAAGATGGAATTGGATCAGTCTAAGATTCAACTCGACGCTGAACTTAAAAAAGCTGATTTGATGATGGAAGAGAAGGAATTGGCTCTTAAAGAGCGTGAGGTAGCCCTTAAAGAGTTTGAGGCCCAGAAGCCTGAACCTGATCCATCTATGAAGATTCAGGCAGATATGCAGATGGCTCGTGAAAAGATGGAGTTTGATGCTTCTGAGGCGGATAAACAACGTCAAGTTGAGTTAGCCAAGGCTATTATGTCTGAATTTAATGGCCCTGAAGGTAGTTTGACTGAACCTGGTGAGGCTATTAACCGTGCCGCTGAGATTATGGACCGGATAAATGAGGTTATTTCTGCCACACGAATGGTTGGCGATGTTCCTTTAGAAGACACCACTATGATGGTTGCTGAAGAGCCGATGTTTGACGAAGAGCCTATGATGATGGCCC